TCTTTGTTCGATACGATACCGATATTTTTATCACTATTAAAAATAGAGTACCATAGAGCATAGTTCGCTACAATAGTGGTCTTACCTGATTGTCTTGCCCATAAACCAATGAAAAATCTATTGGTAGCTAATAAATCTAATGTTTCTATTTGATAATCATATGGATCAAATAAAACTTCACCATAATCCAATGTGACAATTTTAACATAGTTCTTTGTGAAATGCATGATATCATCTCTGCATTTTACAAGTTCTTCTATATTTTCATCTGTATATTCTAATTCGGTATTTGGTCTTTTGACGTATGTTTCATCATACCTTATAGCCATAAATTACTCCTAAAAATAAATACTGTCTTATAGTATTTATATAATTTAGAGTAATTTATTTGAAAAGAAGGGAATTATTTTTTAAAAAGATGTGATAGTACCTTTAATTTTTCTCCATCGTTGTTTCTTTTTATCGTATATATTACCATTTCTATAGAATAATAAATCCTTATTATAGAATTTCTTATTTTCTTTTTTAAGATGTTCTTTCATCAGCTTTTGAAGATAGTTATATGCATCTAAAACAAATGAAAACTGATGTCGATTACCACCTTTATCAGGATGATATTTCAGTGCAAGAATTCTGTATCTCCTTTTAAGTTCATGTGGAGTTAATTCAGAAATCTTTTTTATCTTAAACACTTTTAAATATTTATCTGTATTAATAACCATATTAATGACCTTTAACAAAGTTTTATTGACCATTCGTTTTGAAGCTCATACGAAAGACCATGACCCCAAAAGAAATACTGAAGGTCTTGTGTATGCCATTCCAAATTTTCTCCATCCACTAACCATTTAATAGCAGTTTCCCTATCAGAAGCACCAAGTTCAATAGTTTCAGTAATAAGCTTATTGAAATCCAATAAAGCTTTAGATTCTGCAATAGTTTCTGCTTTAGAATTAGAATCACATACATCACCAAGATGCTTATATTCAGCTTCAAGTTCCTCTTTTGTCCACCACTCTTTATAGATACCCCTTGGACGGAAACCATTTGCATCTTTAAAAAAATCAGAAAGATCGGTATCATGAATATGAATCATATTTTCCATTATTTATCCTTCTATAATTATCAACATAAATCTTATAATGAATCTCATAAATACAACTTTCACACTTATCTTCTTTAAAACCGTTACCACAATTATATTGGCAGTCTTGACACTTATCAATCTTCTTTAATAACTTCTGAATATTTTTTACACTTTCCATGATTTTCATAAATTCACCTTTTTTAAAATAATAAATCTTCTTCAGAGAAAGTATCTACAGATTGATCTACTTCAGATTGATCAATATCTTCACCCTTTTCAATTAGATATAATTCATAATCATCAATATTAGAAACCATAACATCTTCATCAGACTGTATATAATAATCAAAATCACTCATGTTGTTTCTCCTAACTAAGATTAATGTTTAATGTAAATATAGTCTATCTTGCTTGAGTATTAAAGTCAAGTCTTTTTTTTATTTTTTTTTTATTTTTTTTCGCCAAGGGGTTTTCACCCCTTCTTTTATTCTTCTATATCATCAAAAGCTTTGAGCATAAAGGCATTGACTTGTTTCCATTGCTCACGACTGTTTATTATTATTGAACTGTTTTCATCACCTATAGTAACAAATGATGTTTCCCTATCATCTTCTTTTGGTGTAAGAACATGAATATCAATAGATGCTATATCGTTATCAGAATAAATGTGATTTGCCTGTCCTATTTTCCGTCTATCCATTTTATTATCTCCTTATTTCTATTACCAATTTTTATTACCAAGCTTCTTCTTCTGATACTTTTCTTCCAAGGCTTTTCTCAAGCTGTTTCCATTCTGCTCTAAGACCACTTGCTTTTCTCATTGCAGCAGCATTAGAAATTTCACCATCACAATGAAGATTTTCAGGAGAAAGATCACAAGATATCTGAGCAAACCAATTCATATGTTCTTTCTCAGTTACAGGAAGTTTAGCAGTCTTATCAAAAATTCTTCTATAAGCCAATCTTCTTGCCATATGATCAATAGTTCTTTTACGTCTACGACCATTACCGATACCATTCTGATTCTGTTGCTTGATTTTATTCATCATGGCAGTAGTAGCTCTATACTGTTTACCATCTCTTTCCAACAGCCAACTACGTTTTATAGTTCCTACAATCTTATAAGTTTTATTATTCAATGTTACTGATGTATTTTCTTTGAATTCCATTTGAGTCTCCTTATATTATGGTTGTTGTTTTTGTTGTTTGCTACCTATTACTACTGCATCTACCATGCCAATGTGATCAAAAAAATGAAAAAAATTATAAGTATATGAATTTATTACAGAAAATAGAAAAAGAAATGGGCATGGAATTTTACCCCCATGCCCATTTGACATTAAAAGTTACAAAAATTGCTTAAAAGTGACAAAAATTGTCAATTATTCGGTTACTGGAAGATAATCCTTATCATCAAATACAGGAACATCTTTTGATTTATTTGCCACATATTCAAACCCTCGTTTTGCTTTGTTGGTTTTCAGTGTACATTTTTCACCCCAAAGATATTGAATATGCTCCAAAGTCTTTTGAGTATATTCAGGATTTAATTCTACACCTATAAATTCATGGTTTATTAGCATTTCACCTTTTTGAAAGTAGTTTCCATCCTCAATAAACATCTTAGGAATACCACTATGGGAGAAACTTTTGATAATTATTTCTTTGATTTCATACATATATAACTTCAATTTTCTAACAAGATCATTTGTAATATAATTGTTCATAAACATCCAATCATTTGATGTTCTTAGAACCCTGAACATTTTCTCCATACCATTCATTGATTTATCATCAAATGTCAACTTGTCTTCATGGTTCTCAATCTCATTATAATCATCACCATGTTGACCTGTATCCCATCTTCTTATAATATCATCCCAAATTTCATACCCTATTAAATAAGGATTCATGGAATATGGATTCTTTGCTTTGACCAATGAATTTGTATAATTACATTCGGCATGTTCATCAGCATTCATTAATCCTTCTTTAAATAATTGTCTAAGAATCTTTTCATGCCAATAAGTAGCAAATCCTTCATTCATATATTTGGTTTTAATATTAGGCCAAACATATTGACCCCATGCCCTGATAATCTCAAGAATATCCTTCTGCCAATCAGCAAGACTTCTGCTATGATCTATAATATAGCGGAGAAGGTCTTCAGTCGGTTGTACAGGAGTCCTATTCTTTAAAGTCATATATAATCTATGGTTCCATTGTTCACGATCTATATCAACCTTAGAATCATCATCAAACATATCACCGAACTCTGTTGATTCCTTATCATGTTTCCTTTTCTTCATACGTTTAAAGATTCTGTCAAGTTTTTCTGATTCTGTTTCCTCTTTTAACCAAGGATTTGAATGTAACATAATAGCATGTCCTGCATCAATAGTATGTTCAACTATATCAATGCCATATTTTCTTTCATATTCTTCAAATCTTTTTGAAGCTATACCAAGTTTACTTGCTATGTTCTCATCATTCTCAACATGATATTTATTCATATTAAAGAAAGCAACATGACCAACCACATGAGCAATAATCAAAACTTGCAATGCAATGGTATTATCTTTCATCAGATATGCTCTTGCAGGATCAGTATTGACAACCACTTCATATGGCAACCCTACCCCCATCTTTTCATAGATGGTTCTGGTTCTTTCATAATCCCTACCGAATTTCCAATTTGAAATCTGTCCGGGCATATTATATGCCATGATCTCAAACATCTTTTCTTGTGGAACTATATCAAATTCTATATCACAAAACTCAAGACCATTATCTCTTGCAATCTCATAAATTCGATTTTCAATCTTTTTTAACCTTTTTAATTCTGTATTTTTCATTCTTCATTCCTTTCAGGATGATTGATACCTAACATATGTTGTAGGCAAAGCCAAATCTGACTCTTATCTTTAATGACTGACAATAAGAATCTAAGGTCATTATTAATCCAAAACTTACCATCTTTAGTCAATGAACTTTCCTGAAATTTCCACTTCTTTAAACATTCAGGAAGTAAGGTTGATATTCCATAATCAAACTGTTGATGTTCATTATTTAAATCATGATAAGGTTTGATCTCTATATATGATAACATATTGATTTTTTTATTAACCATATTTTCCATTTCATCAATGGCACTCATAGGTTCCCAATCTTCCCCATCTGAACAGTATATCGTATAGATGTTCCATTCCTCAAGAGGATATTCAGTATCAATGATATAATTTGCTTTTTTAAATGCTGAAGCAGCTAAAGTACCACCTGTTTCCCCACCATGAAAAAAAGTATCTTCATCGACTTCTCTTGCAGTTTCAGTATGTTGGATAAATCTGATATCAACAAATTCATATTGCTTTCTCAACCAAGATACCATCCAAAACAAAAGGCTTTTCATCAGGTACTTTTTATCAGGAGTCATTGAACCTGATACATCCATCAAAGCAAACACAACAGCTTTAGAACAAATTTCAGTATCTTCCTCTATCTGTTTATATCTTAGATCATCATCATGAATCAAGAAACCACTTGCTTCATTTCCATTCAGTTCACCATCATTGACAATTCTAATAGCTTCTTCAAGATCACCTTTGGCTTGCTGTAATGCTTTCCCTGCTGATTCCTGTTGTTTTTCAAAATCTTCTTCATCTTTAAGAGAAGTATTTTGAATGATCTCTTGAGCAAAAAGAACATTTCTTTTAATAGCTTCTTTCATAGTCCTTTTTTTATGGATTCGTGAATGAACACCCTTCTTAGAAATAGATTCAAATTTCCATCCTTTAGGTATCTCAATGGAGTTTTTCTTTTTTGGGTCTAACCAAGGCAATCCAAGGTCTTCAAACATTATTTCAAGTAAGTAATCAACATCAACTTCTGCTTCCATGTCTTCCCCATGCCCTTGACCACCACCTTTACCTGAAGCACCTTTTCCGTGTTTTCTACCGATTATATCACCTGCTTCACCATCACCCTGTCCAATACCACCACCACCTTCACCATCACCATAAACAAAACGATAGTCTTTCAATCCCTTTACAGGAATACGGACTTTCCTTTTACCTTCTGTAGTAATAATGCTTTCTTCACCAATGACATCCCTTACATTTTTCCGTATAGCATCATCAATTTTATCTTGATGACGTTTTGCATCTTTAAGACCTTTTTTTATTTCCCAATCATCATGGTAAACAATTGCCATAATTTTTATCCTTTATATTTGAATGGTGGAGAAGGGGGGATTTGAACCCCCAACCGTTAGCTTGCAAAGCTACTGCTCTCCCATTAGAGCTACGACCCCAAATTAATTCTCACGTCTTAAGACTTCTCCTACGAACCCCAATAATGCTACAGCACAATGATCACAATACCCTTTTTTACGCAAGGTCTTCAATGCTCTATTTCTCCTTGCTTTAACCTTTGCAGAAGTAGATACTGTATTTGCAATTGAAAGAGTAACCACATTTCTAAGATCATTCATTAATTTCTTTTCAATAGCTTCCTTTAAAGGTTTATAGGTATCCCATTTCCATTTCTTACCTTCTTCAAGGCAATCAGCTTTATAAACAAAAACCCCTTTACGAAATTCACGTTTGGATTCATTAGGTACAGGGATAAGTTCCTCAACTGCCCTCATGATTTTCTCATCAGGTTCACGATATTCACCTGTGATTTCATCAAATACAGTTTCCTCTTTACAAAAGGATTTGCAATTCATATCATACCGTGTGAAAAGTTCTTCTGCTTGATCATCAAAAGCATGGACAAAGGCTTTACTGACTTCTCTCTTAGCAAATTCCTTATATTCTGCTACAACTGATTCTTCTTTGGCAGTAAGCAGATTCAAATAAGTTTCTTTATCCTTTTCTTGCCCACCAATATGATGTTCAAAGTTATCTCTCAAGGCACGAACCATATCAAGAGCAGTAATACATCCTGTATATTTATCATCCCCTGTTTCAACATGCTCTTTCTGACCTAAAGCAATATTGATAGCATTTGTAATAAATCTTGGAGAAATACCACTCATACATTCCCCATTTGCTCTACCTTCTTCCCTGATGATTTTAATATCTTTGTCTTTACCTTTAGTAAATTCTTCAAGGTACTCATCATTATAGAGTTTCATTTTCTTGATCAGGTTGATTTTTTTGGAATCAAATAACCTTGTCAAAATAGCAAATTGAGCAGCAACTTCCAATGTACCGGGGCTAATATGAATATTAGAAAATTCAGATTCAGCAATAAGTTTCTTATAAATCATGATCTCATCTTTGATGGTATCATTCCAAGGAACTTTAATATAATACATACGATCATGTAATGCTTCATTAGCAGGATCATTTTTGAATTTATCAAATTCAGTTTGATTTGTATGAGACAAGATAAGCTCATCCAAATACATTTGAGGAAATCCGGGAGCTTTGATAACTTGCTCTTGAGCAAGAGTAATCAAAACATGATGGAATTTAATATCTGCTTTCAGGATTTCAATGTATTCAATCACACCCCTGTTAGCAACCTGTAATTCACCATCAAATTGATATGCTCTTGGATCAGATTCACCATACATATGCAATTTGGACATATTGACTTTACCAATAAGTTCAGTAATGTCCTGACTTTTTGGATCAGAAGGTGTAAATGTACCAATACCACATCTTCTCTGTTCAGATATCTTGATCATCTCAACAGGGAGTTCATGCCACCTTGCAAATCCATTATCATCAGTATGATTCTTATCAATGATCAACTGACATACAGGACAAAGTTGACCTTCCATACGAACACCAAGTTTCTCCTTCCATTCATCAAGAAATTGTTCAGGAATAGCATGAAGTGGGTCTTCATGGATAGGACATCCTTTAATAGCATAGATAGGATTATCATCCATTTCCAATCCCTTTTTAATAAGATTAGAAATAGTAGACTTACCTGAAGAAACAGGGCCCATCAGCATCATAATACGTTTACCTGTTTCAGTTCTACGAGCAGCAGCTTTAAGAAACTTCATCATATCATGAATAGCTTCATATCCTTTGGTTTTCCGATTTTCAGCAACAGCTTTCACACCACAACGCATGATCATATTATAGATTCTTGCAGGAGCAAGCATAGAAATAGTAGGATCATTCTGCACCATCCCCATATAATCCATAACTGTTCCATTCCAATCTATAGTACCAACTTCTTCCTGCTGTTTTAAAACAATGTCTCTAAAATCTTGATTGTTTAACATAAGTTTTCCTTTCTTGTTTAGGTTTCGACCATATTATCTATTTCAAATACATCTTCTTCAGTTGTATTTGCTTCAATTTCAATTGGTTTTGGTCTTTTATCTTCCAACATTTTTAATAATTCTTCCCTTGATGTTATTAGGACATTAGTGGTATTTCCACCCACATTAGGAGCATTAAG